GCCAAAACAATTCCCTCCTGAAATAAAGGAGAGGGCTTTAGGATTATACATTAAAGGTGATAAATCTGCTAGAGAGATTTCCGAGATGTTGTGGGATGACTTCGCCGTTGAGGTGAAGCCATCCACTATTTATTTATGGGCGAGGGAAGGAGAGTGGGGAACTCAACAGGTAGAAGTTCGTATCGAGGCTATTAATAAGATAAAGGAAAGCGAGGGCCAACGATTCGCAAGAACCCAACAGGAGCATCTAGATACATATGAATCTCTGCGGCATAAAGCAGGGCATGAGTTAGAACACTTAAATTTTGATAAAGCATCTGATGCTGCTAAAGCCCTCGATATGGGGATAAAAGGAGAGCGGGAAGTCATTAAAGGCATGGTAAATCTTCAGTTTGTACAGAATGTGTTAAGTGTCTTAGTGGAAGAACTTAATGATGAGGACTTATTGAAACGGGTGGCAGGGCGATTAAAGGCATTGATACAAACTGAGGAGCCGTCCCTTTCATGAAAGAAGAGATAACTACATTTAATGACGCATTTGATAGACTAGCAACAGGATTATTAACATCTGGAAAGGCCAAGGTAGGGTCATTCCATGAATTCCTAGTTAATATATGGGCACAAAGTTTTGATAACCCTGAATATTTTCAGGCTTGGCATGTTGGGGTAGTGGCTGACGATATTGAAAAGGCTATGCAAGCAGGGTTAAATTATTGTGCTGTTCTTCCACGGTTCCATTTTAAAAGTACTCTATTGGGCCACGCCTTTAGTGTGTGGAGGCTCTTAACGGCCCCTAGAGACTGTTCTGTATTGTATTTATCGTATAGTGATGGGATGGCTCGTTACCACATCTCCGAGATTAACAAAGCTATCTCTAGGAACCCCCAACTAGTGGAATGGATGGATAACCGTACCCCCAAAGCTGACTTCTCAGCTAGATACATGATTAATAATAAGCCTATGACCATCATGCATGGAGGTCTTTTTTCATTTAAACGGGGTATGCACGTTAATGGGGCTTTGATTGCAGATGATATTCTTCGTGACCCTGAAAACCCTTTGAACATTGGACAGGTGACAAAGGTTGAAGACCACTTCTTAACGGAGTCGTTATTTATTCCTTTGAAGAATGTCCCTGTTATAGTCTTGGGAACCCCTATGATGCCAGGGGATTTGCTTGCTAACCTTCAGAAGGATGAACGTTTCTTATCTAGAGTATTACCAGCCCTTGACCCCGTTCCTGGGCGCAGGGTGTTGATGCCTGAGTTATATGATGAGAAATGGCTTTTGCAACAACAAAAAGCTAGGCCCAAATCTTTCGCATCAGAGTTTTTGCTGGTTCCTCACTTTGCTACTGAGGCCTATTTTAGTGAGGAAGACATTGTTAGTTGCGAAGATGAGACTTTACGAGAGCTACCATCCACTCGTAAGTATAGAAAACAAGAAGGCTCCTTTGTTTTTGCAGGGTTCGATGTGGGTAAAAAACGGCACCCTTCTCACCTAGTTATCTTTGAGAGGGTTGGGGATACATGCCGTCAATTGCACCAATCTTGGTTGGATGGGTGGAATTACTCTGACCAAATAGAATACCTAAATGAAGTAGCAGAGAATTTTGATATAGATAAAGGTTATGTGGACAATACTAGGGGGGAGTTGGAGGATAGAGGGTTGGACTATAGGTGGCATCCGTTGACCTTTACTGTCAAGTCCAAAAACACGATGGCACAGATTTTTGAGGAATACGTTCTTTCTGGGAAACTTAAACTTCTTAAAGATGAGAGGCAGAAGCAGCAAATATTGTCAGTTAGTAATGAATTAAAGGCACCTGAAACCCCTATGGGGCATGGGGATGCCTTCTTTTCCATTGGTATGGCTTTATTAGCTTCCTGGGAAACAGGGCAGTATGGGTTCACAAATCTAGGGAATCTACAAGGGTTCCTTGACCCAGAAGACCCAGCAGAGATGAAGGAAACAGGGAAGCCCCCAGCCTTCTTGGAACCGGAACTTGACCCAGTTAAGGAAATGGCGTTGCCAGGAGGGGTCAAGGTGGACTATAATAGTGCAATGAACCAAGACCTAACGATGGCAGATTGCCCAAATCCAACTTGTGAAGAGATTATTTGCAAACCTGAATTTTGGGTACCAGAACGTAAACTTTGTATATTTTGTGGACATAGGGGGTAGGAGATTGATAGACACACACATTTCTGAACAAGCAGAAACCATTTTAGCTCACCGATACTTTTTAAAGGATGCCGAAGGGACTCCAATTGAAAACGCTCCTGAGCTTTTTTGGAGGGTTGCCACAGCTATTGCTGATGTTGACAGTCAGTATGGGAGCATGGGACAAGAGAAGACAGTGGTGACACGTGATTTCTTTGAGATGATGAGGGGGTTAGAATTTCTACCCAACTCTCCTACCTTGATGAATGCAGGAACGGCGCAAGGCACATTATCAGCTTGTTTTGTTTTGCCCCTAGAAGATAGCATGGAGGAAATCATGAAGGCTGCTACAGATGCAGCTATGGTACAAAAATTCGGTGGTGGCACAGGTTTTGCCCTGTCTAAAATTAGACCCAAAGGTGCGTCGATTAAATCCACGCATGGCATTGCCTGCGGCCCTATAGAAGTGCTTAAAACCCTGTCTAGGGTATCCAGTATGATAACGCAAGGGGGCAAGCGTGACGGGGCTAACATGGCTGTCCTGAGTGTTCGACACCCAGATATCCTTTCTTTTATTGAATGTAAGAAAACAGAGGGCGATATACATAATTTTAATATTTCTGTTGCTGTTGACACCCCCTTTATGAATGCAGTTAAACTGGGCCAGGACTACACATTAAATGACCCTAAAACAGATTTACCAGTCTCAGTTTTAAATGCGAGAGAAGTCTTTTTAAAGATTGTCCAGGGAGCGTGGCGTAATGGGGAACCTGGGATGATATTCCTAGATAGAATGAATGAAGATAATACAGTTCGTGAAGAATATGGAGATATCATTGCAACGAATCCTTGTGGAGAACAACCACTTTTAGGGTATGAAAGCTGTAATCTGGGGTCAATCAATGTCGCTAAGTTTGTGCTTCCATACGTTGGGCCTGGGGATTGGGAAGCCCAAATTGATTGGGACAAACTGCAACATGTAGTCCGTACTGCGGTACATTTCCTTGATAATGTCATTGATGCGAATGAGTATAGTATCCCTGAGATTGAAAAAATGACCAAAGCAACTCGTAAGATTGGCTTAGGTATTATGGGTTTTGCTGATTTATTGATTAGATTGCGTATTCCCTACAATTCTGAGGAGGCACGGACAGTTGGAGACGAGGTGATGCGATTTATTAATCATATGTCAAGTGTTAAATCATTAGAACTAGGTTCGCTTAGAGGAACTTTCCCCGCTTGGGAACATAGTAGTTATAAGATTCAAGAAAATTATAGGAACGCTTGTCGTTTGACGGTAGCCCCTACGGGCACTATTTCTATGATTGCGGGGTGCGCTAGTGGAATTGAACCTCTATTTGCTTTGGCGTGGCGTAAACAGAATATATTGGAAGGTCAGACCCTATTCTATAGTAATGAAGAGTTTAAAAAAGACGCGCAAGAAAATAATTTCTATTCTGAAGACCTTATGCTTTATTTGGCCTCTGGTGGCTCTTTAAAAAACCGTGATGATGTTCCAGATTGGGCTAAAGAAGTATACGTAACCGCTCAAGACATTTCTCCTGAAGACCATGTATTAATGCAAGCCCGTTTTCAACAATATGTGGATGCTGGCATATCTAAAACTATTAATTTTGCGTCTGAGGCTACCTTAGAAGATGTGTTTGAAGCTTATATGACAGCTTGGGAGACTGGATGTAAAGGAATTACAGTATATCGTAATGGTAGTAGAGAGAAGGAGGTGTTGGTAACGGGGCATTTAGAAGGGGAAACTCCTAAATGTGATTGTGAGTCTCCGTTGATTGTGCAAGAAAGTGGTTGTGAGACTTGTAAAGTATGTGGCTGGAGTGCATGTAAGATTTCGTAAGAAAAACAGATTTTATGGTATAATGTATTAGAGAAGTATAGTAGGAGGGTAATTATGGTAGGAATGTTCTTAAAAGACAGGGAAACTCAATATACAGCTAATAGGGATGACGTAAGTAAAACCTGGCGTGTTTTAGATACGTGGCATGAAGATTTGACTAGTTTAGGGCCAGAGGATGAGGTTGAAGATAATAGTAAAGCAGTCACGGTTCTAACGGAAGGTGCTTTCATAGCCCTGGTTAAAGAGGCTGCAAGGCTAGGCACGTTGCAAAATGCTAATTTCGGGGAGAACCCTGAATTAGAAGAGGAAAATGCTGCCTTACGGATGGAAATGCTATCTATGGAAGCTCAGGTTAAACAAGTAGTTACTGCCCCTCCCCCAGCCCCTCAAACACCTAAATCTGAAGGGTATTTGCTTAAAGAAATGGCTATGCAAACAATGCTTAAACTTACCAGTATGTCAGACATAGAAAATTTGACAAAGGATTAATTTATGAGACTACAGGATTATCTACCTGAGGTACCTAAACTAGCCCAAACTGTCATTAATCTCAATGAGCAAATCAACTTTTTAGATTTAATGAAGTCTGGGAGTGGGGAAACAGGCCGTGCCCCTACTATAGGTCTAGACCACGTAGTGAATACGTGGGTACGGCATCAAATGGCGTATCGTCAGCAGCTTGTGATGGACTTGCAAATGTTGGCCTATTCGATTGAAGAGGTGCGTTCTCCCTTACAGCATATTACTGGAGAAGTGTTCAGGAGAGGCATTGAGTGGGTGCCTCTAGTAGAAAACCCTGACCCTAACCAGCAAAAACGGCTGGTTGATTTCATGGATGACTGTAATATCTTTGACCAATCCTTGGAAGAAGTACTTAGAC